TCCCTGGCAATAGCTTCAGCAACACGGTTTACCGTGTCTTCCCACCCGAAGATCATGTCATCGTAGTGCAGTAACTCTTTGCACAGCCTTTCGATGTTCTCGTTCATGTTCCCATCCGTTGTTTGATGTCAGCAGTCAACAAAGCATTACGATATTCTTGGTGTTCCTTGCGAATAGACCTAGCGTGAGGAACTTCAGTGTGTGGTTCATCAAAGAACACCCTTAACCTCATAGAGGTGTCATCTTGAAAGGCATCTGGATACTGACGCTGTAGATGCTTGATGAATTTGTTAAGCTCAGTGTTTTCAGTATCCAAAAACTGTCCCCTGACTTTTGTTCGGGTGTGAGCTTTGATGGCATCACGCTGTGGTTGTGGTAGTTTGATCATATATTCCTAAGTATGTAGTTGGTCCAGTGGCTAGTGTCTGCAAACGTACAAGCATCCAAACCATTCTTTTTAGCCCACTCTATGTACCCTGTAGGGCTAGTTTTGTAGAGAGGTTGATCTCGTTGGAACACATAGAGGATTGTTATATCCGGGTGTTGTTCCTTGATGAGTAGGGCTTTCTTCCTGTCTGCTGCTACCCAAAGACCCTTGGTCTCTATGTAATAGTTCTTAGTAACAGTGAAGTCTGGTGTGTAACTATGCTTGCTTTCAGGGATTAGGTACTTGATCTTGTCTTGTTCGTAACCAAGATTCCAACCTCTAGCTTCACAAGCAGTCTGGAATCTAACTTCCAAACCACTTCTATAGCCTGCTTGTAGATGTTTCTTAGGCCGTGGCATTAGGGGGCATCCACATGTCGTTAGGCTTCTGCCAGATGTAGAGTAGCTTCATGTTGAGGTGGAACCTTTCGTCGTCGTTGTAGAGGCTTCTACAGGCTTCGTAGTATTCTTCGGGAAGTAATCCTCCCAACACTTTTTCCGCTTTAACAGGTCCAATACCTCCGATGCCGCTGATATTGTCGCTGCGATCTCCAACCAAACTTTGTATAAAAAGAGCTTTAAGACCTTGGTCATGTGTGACTTCCTGGTGTATCTTCTTAACGAAGTTGTAGTGTTTACCTGGGATCTGGAGTAGATCTTTGTCGATGCTACAGATAACTGTTGTTCCATGTGTCTTGTCTTGATCGACACCTAGCTGGTCATCTGCTTCAAAGCCATCACACACAACAGCTTTGTGTTGCATCACCAAGTAGTCCCTAACTGCTGCCCAATGCTTAGGACGATTGTCAGGACGGTTAGCCTTGTAAGTCTCTGTAAGCTCCCTACGGAAGTTACTCTTACCTGTCAGGTACACGCTGTATTCCGTGCTTCCTGTGTCTGCAATGATGTCTTGCATCATCTGATCGGCTCTAGCACAAGCTATCCAAACTTCATCTTCTTCTGCTGATGCTGCGGCTCTATAAACCACAATGTCACCATCTACTAGTGCTTTCATAACAACACCTCATGTTCAAGAGAAATACCGTGTGTTTCAGCATATTCTTTTATGTCTTCATCTCCTTCGTCCCTAAGATTGTCCCTAGTAACTTCTTTGTAAAAACCAACTAGTTCATCAACAGACATGGCATCTGACCACTTTTCCAACAACTCTTCTACAAGTTCTTCAGAGGTCTTTAACATTTTTAAATCCTAACTAGTTATGCAAGATTGCAGTCTAATAGGCCAATAAATTTCTTTATTGACCTCTATAATTCACTATAAAAAAGGGAATCTCGATTTAGGCTTAAACCATGTGTTAAGGAAAACCAGAAAACTTAACACATTACCATCCTCGAATGCTGGCTTAACGATTCCCAAAACCTTATGTTGTTGTTTCTAGTGGTACTGCTTCCAGGTTTTCTTTCATAGCTTCTGCCATGTCAAGATCACCTGCTGTGTAAGCTTCAAACTTACGAGCAAAAGCAATAACCAAGTCCAACGTTGTAACTTCCAACTCAAAGGGTTTTTGACCTCTTGCAGCAATGTAAAGGTCTGTTGCCCTAGCTAGTGCGTTCTGACGAACGATTGCACGATCACCGTGCAAAGCTGGGATAGGAAAGACCTTGTTGTAACCACTGCTGTAGGCCGCTTTGGGAGCGGCTGCTGCTTGTGGCGCTGTCGCGCTACTAGTAACTGTTACCGTTGCTGCGCTACGGCTAAGGATCTTGACTGCTTTAGTCTCAACACCATAAGTACCACTGACACCATCAAACTCAACGTCATACCCAGGTTGAACACCAGGATCTTTGAAGCCACACTTGATCCAAATACCAGCAATTTTCATCGAGTAAGTTGGCTTAGGACCAAACTTAGTGTTTACTTCTTTGGTGGATACTTGTTCAACAATACCTGTTTGCATAGTCATGTTACATTTCTTCCATTTCAAACCAATTGGTGCCAAAACTAGCTCCTGCATTGAGCTTCAGAGCTAGGGGCGTTTTAAACATCGCTTCAAAGTACTTGTGTGTTTCTTTAAGTGTGTCTGTGATCTCCAATATAAAGTTAACGGATGATTCCACCCGCACATCAAACATCAAGGAATCGTGAATAGTGTTGACCATCTTCACATCCTCCCTGCCTACAAACTTCCTGAAGATGATCCCCAACATCATGGGAACAATGTCTCCAGTAGCTAACCCCTGTATGGGGTAATTTTTTAATTCTGTGGGAGAGAAGTTGTACGTCCTATCAGACCAGCTACTCTCGTTGTAGTACTCTTTGAAAGAGAACTTACGACCAGTCTCTGTTAGATGTGTGTACGTCCTCATTTTTTCTTTCATTCCATCAACTTCTTCGTACCTAGCCCATTTCTCTACATGAGCAGCAAAGTCTGTGTGCCATTTAGCTACTGATGGATAACGTGTGTAGAACACATCAATGAACTTCTTAGCTTCATCAAGGCTACAACCAGCTTGTTTGCTGATAGCTCTAGCACCTGCACCATAGATAAGTTGGAATGTTCTAGATTTGAAGGGTTTGCGCTCTTCTTTGGTAGGCATCCTACCGAACATGTCCTTGTAGAGAGCACTGTGAATGTCTGCTCCACCAGAGATGTCTTCTATAAGTTGCTTGTCCTTAGTAACATGGGCAAGAGCTACAACTTCTAGCTGGTTGAAGTCCACCTCTACGATCAGTCCGTTGCCAAGACCAACTAGATCATACCTTGAAGTGAAGATCTTCTTGATAGGGTTATTACTGATATTCTGCAAATTAGGGTTGGTAGATGACAGTCTTCCTGTGACTGTTGCAGTGTGGTTCAGCTTGCCGTGGATGAATTCTCCTATCACATGCTTGCTCAACCCTTGTACGTAGGTTGATAGCTGCTTGGATAGCTCACGGTACTTCAACAACGCTTTGATGACTGCTAGACACCTAGGATCAAAGGTGTGGTTAAGCATGTCATTAAGCACTGTGTCATCAACACTCACTTGACCAGTCTTTGCAGACACTTTGTCAGGATCAGGTGTGTACCTGATAAAAGGTTTGATGACAAACTCTTTGTCCATGAGCTTGTACTTGGTGTTACCGTTCTTGTAAACACCAACTTCTTCTTTGACTTTAACTTTCTTTACACCACCAAAGAAGAACTGAGACCATTGCTTAGGGCTGTTGATGTCTTCAACATACCCATGAGACAGGTCTTCTAAAGCAATCTTGACATCAACGTACTCATTGACAACTTCAACTGTGTACTCATCCAGTTTAGCTTTATTAATGTGTAGACCGTTAAACATCATCTCCGTTGTTGCATGGAGAGCTTCCATCTGACTAAGAATCAAAGTCAATTGATTCTGCTTAACAGCTTCATCAAATTGTAGGTGTGCTATAGCCCGTGTGTTTCTTAAATCCTGTTCTAGGTAAGGTATAAGTTCATCTGCGGGGATCTTGTCAGACCCAAGACCAGCTTTGAAGTAAGCTTTGATTTTGTCATCCTTGATAGGAAGACCGTACTTCAAAGACAACTCATCTAAGCTAGAGAACTTGCTACGTTGTCCTGTAAGGATGTACTCAGCAAGTTGTGTATCCCAGATTGTGTGTTTTTGTAGTTTGTATTTAAGGTGGTGATTTGTGCCATACAAGTACAGCAAATCAAAAGATATGTTGTGACCACAAAACACAGACGCATCTTTTGCTAAGTACAAATAGCCTTCAACAAGATCCATGTCTGACACGGTAACAACAGATGACAGAGGTGTGTATGGATTTGACATTCCAAACAAAACAATTCTGTTATCTGGGTGCATAGGGTGTGCTAACCCTACGTCTTCATTGCCGTTGAGTGTTGTCTCAACGTCAATAGCTACGAATAGCGGCTTGGTCATGGTTTTCCAGCCTTCTTTCTATGGTTAGTTACTCAAAACGTGCTCTGATGGGATCAATGGTCACAAGATACTGACCATGACGCTCTGACTCTACTTGTTTGGTTCCACCTCCTGGCAATTTGTTCTTAGGAACGTTGATAGTCCTGATCATTTCTTCTTCAGGATTCTTAGGGTCTTTATATTTTCCCAATGTGATGACCACATCAGCCTCACCCGGTTTGTCCGTCTTACTTCCACGGAGAGCATCCATCCCGATAAATGGAGGATCTTTAAGATCCACAACCGAAGCACTAAGCTGACTAGCTGCAATGACAGGACCATAAGTCCTAGCAAGCTCGCGTGCCCACTTGTAGATTTTTCCGAGCATGATGTCTTCACGTTCTTCGCCTTTGAACCCATTAACTTTGTCAAGTTGATCAAACACAATCAACCCTGGATTAACTTCCCTAAACAAAGTCTCCAAGTCCCTTACATGGTTTGTGTCTTTAGTAACACGAATCTTGTTCTTGTCACCACCCATGTAATGCTCATAGCGACTCATAGCCCCTGCTGAGTCTGCAATGATGGTCTTAGACTCTTGGCCTAGTGTTGCTTGGACTATGCGAAAAAAGACTACTGAAGATTCTTCTTCGTTGTTGACCCAAACAACTGGGCGACCCTTGGGTAACTGTGCAGCTATGTAACTGACTTCACTAGCTAAGAAAGTAGTTTTACCAACTTCCACCCTAGCAGCAACAATAACAAAGTTACCAGACCGCAAAGGACCAAGACTCCTATTAAGCTGATCCAATCTCCACTCATAACCAGACGAACTGATACGATCAGAAATAGCAGATAAGTCAGGAAGCACAAACAGATCGTCTTTGTCAATGTACCTTTCAACATCTTTGAGTGCGTTGGTAGCTAAGATATGAACATGCTCAAGGTCACTAGATCCTTCCTTGACCTTCTCACACTCTTCCATAATCTGTGCTAGGTAATCAAGCTCTATGAGGGTCTTGATGACTTCCTCATGTGCATGGTGAGGTACAAAAGTCTTAGACTTTGTAAGTGCCATGCGAAGCTTGACAATAGAATCATCAGTAAGCCTTTTGCTTTGATCAGAGATCAAGTAAGCTGAGAACGGTTCCCAATCAAACTTGCTTAGACCTGGAAAGGCTTTGTAGTATTTGTCCATACCATCTAGGATGGTGTTGGTTTCTTTAACTACTACATGAGGTTTGATGTACCTCCTGTACTTAGCCAAACTCTCCTTGCTCTGAGAGCAAAGATAGATTAAGTCATAATCCATGTAGGATAACCTTGAGTTCTTCTTTGGTACA